GTTACCGGCTGGACACCGACAGCAGCATCCGGAAATGGAATGCCGGGGAAATCCCGGTGGCGCTGATCCACCCGGCATCCGCAGGACACGGCCTGAACCTGCAGGGCGGAGGGAACACGCTGGTGTGGTTCGGCCTTACCTGGTCACTGGAATTATACCAGCAGACGGTGGCGAGGCTGTGGCGGCAGGGGCAGCAATCAGAAACCGTGGTGGTGCAGCACATCATCACGAAAGGCACCATAGACGAGCGGATCATGAAAGCTCTTTCCGAAAAGGACACCACGCAGGCCGCACTGATCGATGCGGTGAAGGCAGATTTAGATTTATAAGCCAATCCATGAAAATCAATGACAATCCATGCCAATCCGGGAGAAATAAAAATATTTAACAGGAGGCATCAGCTATGGGAATCATATGGCAGTATTTAGACAAAAGGGGCGCGACCGCCAATGCACTGAGGGATTACGGGAGGATGGAATTCATCATCAGCCACACGGACGATGAGATCAAGGCGGCATACCAGAAGATGGGAGGCATCAGCAGCCCGCAGCCTGACGGTATGCCACACACGCACAATCCCCATGCGGCGGAGGACAGGATAGTCAAGGGCATTGAGGAGATCGATGTGCTGAAAGAGCGGTACCGGGAGGCGGTGGAATTCATGGCATGGTTTGGGCCGGCATGGGAGCAGCTTACAGAAGATGACCGTTACGTTCTGGAATGTTTCTACATGGGCGGGAACGGACCGGCAGTCAACGCCGTCTGCGAGCGTTTCCAGATTGAGAGGAATTCGGCATACCGCAGGAAGAACCGGGCGCTGTCAAAATTGTCCGTCATGCTGTACGGGAAATAAAAGTGTCCACTTTGCGGGCATGACATTTGGTTTTGGACGTGGTATGCTGATAGCATGAGAAAATGTCAAGAGGGCCTTCGCAGGAGCAAAAGAATCCTGCGGGGGCTTTCTTTATGCCTATAAGGAGGTGAGGCAGATGCCAAGGAAACCGAAGAGGCCGTGTTCCTTCCCCGGATGCCCGAAGCTGACGGAAGGGAGGTTCTGTGAGGAGCATGAGCGGCAGGAGAACCGCCGCTACGAGAAGTACGACCGCGACCCGGCTGTACGCCGTAGGTATGGGAGGGCATGGAAGCGTATCCGTGACCGCTATGCAGCCAAGCATCCGTTCTGTGAGGAGTGCCAGAAGAAAGGACTGCTGCGGCCGGTGGAGGAAGTACACCATAAGCTGCCATTGGCAGAGGGCGGGACGCATGACGAGGAGAACCTCGTGTCGCTGTGCCAGCCCTGCCATGCGAGGATTCATGCGGAGCGCGGTGACAGGTGGCGGAAAGGATGATGATGAAATCTATACCAGGTTATCCCGGTTACTATGCAGATGAAAGTGGCGAGATTTTCTCAAAGCGAAGTGGAAGTATACGGAGACTGTCTAAACGTATGCATAACGGATACTATCGGGTAAATGTTCGAGACAGCGGGCATCCGGTAAGGACACACGCTGAACCGGTTCATAAACTTGTGTTGAATGCTTTTGTTGGTATGAAACCCGATGGTTTAGTGTGCAGACATTTAAATGGGAACCCATTAGATAATCGGATTGGCAATATCTGTTGGGGTACACCAAAAGAAAACGCACAAGATGCTATGCGGCATGGCACTGCATCCTGTTTACGGCATGGCGAGAATGCAGTGGCATCAAAGCTAACATTAGATGATGTGATCACAATAAGGAAAATGTATTCAGAAGGACACTTGCAAAAAGAAATTGCAGGTGTCTTTTCGATTAGCCAGCATCACGTCAGCGACATTATTCACGGGAAAACATGGACCCGTGATATTGGGCAGGGGGCGGTCTGATCTCTACAAGGGACCCGCCGGGGAACGGGCGTGGGGTCACACGCATAAAAACCGGAAATCAAACGGGGGATTAACCCCTCGGAGATTTCCGTAAAATAAAGGCTTTCAAGGTGCTGCGGCGTTTGATTTCCGCAGCATTTTTTCAAAGAAAATCAAAGAAACGGGGTGAAAACAGTGGCAAAAGACGGCAGCGGGCGGGGCGGCGCAAGGCCGGGGGCGGGACGCAAGCCCAAGGCACTCACGGAGAAGATTGCCGAAGGCCGGCCGGCGGAAGTCATGATGGAGCCGGCCGAGCTGGAGGGTGTGGATGTGCCGCCCGTGAAGGACTTCCTGAAATCCCCGCAGAAAAGCGGGCGGGAGCTGGTGGCGGAGGAAGTCTACAACGAAACGTATGCCTGGCTGAAAGCAAGGGGATGTGAAAAGCTGGTCACGGTGCAGATGGTGGAGCAGTACGCCATGAGCGTGTCCCGGTGGATTCAGTGCGAGGAGATTGTTTCGTCCACTGGATTTCTGGCGAAGCACCCGACTACAGGAGCCGCCATTGCCTCCCCTTATGTCACCATGAGCCAGTCCTACATGAAGCAGACCAATTACTGCTGGATGCAGATATACCAGATCGTGAAGGAGAACTGCTCGGTGGAGTTTTCGGGGAACACGCCGCAGGATGATGTGATGGAGCGGCTGCTCCGTGCAAGGAAAGGAGTGTAGATAAAAATGGGTAAGACGACAACGGAGATGCAGCTTGTGCCGCTCTCAAAATTAGTGCCGTATGTGAATAATGCGCGGACGCACTCGCCGGAGCAGCTTGCGAAGCTCCGCTCATCCCTGCGGGAGTTCGGCTTCATCAACCCGGTCATCATCGACCGGGATTTCAATGTCATCGCAGGGCATGGCAGGATCGCAGCGGCGAAGGAGGAAGGGATTACAGAGGTTCCGTGTGTGTTTGTGGACTATCTGACGGAGGCGCAGAAGAAAGCCTACATCCTTGCGGACAACCGCATGGCTCTGGATGCCGGGTGGGATGAGGAGCTGCTCCGCATTGAGATTGAAAGTTTGCAGGGTGCGGATTTTGATGTATCTTTGACAGGCTTCGGTGAGGATGAGATTGCAGACCTTTTCTCCGGGGACGGTGAAAAAGATGTGAAAGATGATGATTTCGACCTTTCCGCAGCGTTGGAGAAAGCGGCGTTCGTGGAAAAGGGAGATATCTGGACGGTGGGCAGGCACAGGCTGATGTGCGGCGACGCCACCAGTGCGGAGGATGTGGCGGCGCTCATGGACGGGAAAAAGGCAAACCTTATCGTGACGGACCCGCCGTATAACGTCGCATTCAAGAGCGGAAGTGGGCTTTCCATCCAGAACGACAGCATGGAGAACGGGGAGTTCTACACTTTTCTGTACAATTCCTTCCAGAACATGGCAGGGCATCTGGAAAAAGGCGGCGCGGCGTATGTGTTCCATGCGGACACGGAGGGGCTGAATTTCCGTAAAGCGTTTGTGGACGCAGGGTTCCACCTTGCCGGGGTGTGCATATGGGTGAAGAATTCCCTCGTGCTTGGACGTTCGGATTACCAGTGGCAGCATGAGCCTGTGCTGTACGGCTTTCTGAAGAACGGGAAGCACCCGTGGTATTCCGACCGGAAGCAGACCACCATCTGGAACTACGACAAGCCGAAGCGGAATAAGAACCACCCGACATCGAAGCCGCTTGACCTGCTCGGATACCCAATCTGCAATTCCTCCCAGGAAAACGCCATCGTTCTGGACACTTTCGGAGGGAGCGGCTCCACGATGATGGCGTGTGAGCAGACAAACCGTATCTGCCATATGATGGAGCTGGATGAAAAGTACGCATCCGTCATCCTGCGGAGGTATGTGGAGGATACCGGGGATTCGGAAAATGTGTATGTGGTGCGCGGTGGGGAAAAAATCCCATACTCCGCGCTGGTGAAGGAGGTGGAGATGGAATGAATGCAGACGCTATATATATCCATAGTAGGGAGTCCAGCACTGGCGGCGGAGACACACCAAATCCGCAGTCTGCGGATGCCTGCCTGACCCTCGGCAGCCTGTTTGACGGCTCCGGGGGTTTTCCTTTGGGCGGGCTGCTTGCAGGCATCACCCCTCTATGGGCTTCGGAGATTGAGCCGTTCCCCATCCGTGTGACCACAAAGCGGCTGCCCTCCGTGAAGCACTTGGGCGATATTTCTGCGGTGGATGGCGCAGAGATTGCCCCGGTGGACATCATCACCTTCGGCTCGCCCTGCACGGATATGTCGGTGGCCGGCAAGCGGGCGGGGCTTGAAGGGCGGCAGTCCTGCCTGTTCTACCAGGCAATACGAATCGTAAAGGAAATGAGGTGTGCAACAGATGGAAAATATCCAAGGTTTATCGTGTGGGAGAACGTCCCCGGAGCCTTCTCATCCAATAAAGGGGAAGACTTTAAGGCAGTCCTCGAAGCGGTCTGCTCCGTCAAAGACGAAAGTATTTCTGTACCTGGACCTCCAAAGGGGAGGTGGGCGAATGCCGGAAGCATCGTGGCAGACGGCTTTTCCCTCGCATGGCGGGTGTTTGACTCCCAGTTTTGGGGAATCCCCCAGCGAAGGAAACGCATCTACCTTGTCGCAGATTTTGCAGGCGGGAGTGCCGGAAAGATATTATTTGAGTCCGAAGGCGTGTCTGGGTATTCTGCGGAGGGCTTCCGTGCGTGGCAAGGAACTGCCGGAGGTGCTGCGGATTGCATTGGAGCGGCAGGCGGCATCTGCCTGAACGACCAGGGCGGGCAGAGGATGGACGTGACGGATGACGTGACCTGCACCCTGCGGGCAGAGGCGCACCACCCCCCGTGCGTATTGGAATCGGCCGGTTTCTGCACGGAGCATTCCGCAAAGGCGCGTGGGATTGGGTATGAGGAGGAAACCTCGCCCACGCTCCGTGCAGGGACGGTCCCGGCTGCGGTGGCGCTCTATGAGAACCATTCGCAGGATACGAGATATACGGGGCCTTTGGAAACGGCGCCTACGGTCAGCTCCACCTACGGCATGGGCGGCAATAACCAGCCGTTCGTGGTGGAAACGCCCAAGACGCTGAAAATCCGCTCCGGATGTGAGGGCGGCGGAAAAGGCGCACTCATACAGGACGATAAATCAGCAACGCTTTCCTGCAGCAATGACCAGACCCTCTTTGTGCCTTTCTGCAAAGGGACGCGCCCGCATTCCGCAGAGGAAGCACCCACATGGAAGGATGGGGAAGTGGCAAACACGCTGAACACATTTGACATCGGGGAGAACCGCTGCA